ATATCTGTAAAGTTGCTATCTTATCAGCCAACTTTGCTATTGTGCAAGCTTTTAAAGCTAAAGTAATTTTACCGATCATTCCTGCGATGCCACCTGCATTTACAATAAATTGAGCTAACTCAATGCCTTTCCAAGCAAGTGCAAAAGCTCCTATAGTTATAACTATTGCAGTAAAAGCTTTTTGGTTGTTGTCTATCCATGTTGATATTACCTTTAATACATCACCTAATCCACTAATATAAGCTACTAACATACCGCCTGTCCAACTAGCTAATGGAGCTAAAAATGAATCCCATAACCACGTAGCTAACGGTTGTAAAGCAACTAACACTGAGTTAAACACTAGCATGATTCCTGACCAATAATGGAAATACGCTGGTATCAGATCTTCAATCGTCCACTGAGCCAATGGAACTAACACGTTTGTATAAGCCCAAGATAAACCATCAAACAATGTACTTGTCAAAGGTTTAAATGCATTCTTTAACTCATCCAACCCTTTTAATAAATTACCAAAACTTATAACTTTTAAAGGATCCAACACCTTAGATATAAAGTCAGTAAAAGCACTTGTGTTTGGGGGAGTTACTTCTTGAGGTGATGAACCAGATCCTACTGATGCTGAACTACCTATAGGTATAATACCACTTGATCCATCTGCACCACTTGAAGAGTTATCACTAAGCTTTTGTATCTTGTCAAAACCCATTAGTGATTCAGCTGTTGCGGCTGCCGATTTAGCAGTATCAGCTGCTGTATCTGACATACTACTAAGATTATCACTTGCTTGTCCTGTAGCATCTGCAATAGATGCCATAGCCGCTCCAGCAGCCCCTGTACTTCCTCCAGTAACTGCATCCATAAATGATTTGAACACATTTGCTAACCCAATTAGCTTTCCCATCAAGGCATTTATTACCTTTAATGCTGGTGCCAAAGCAGCTATCAAACCTTGTCCTATTGCTGTTTTTAATATCATGAACTGACCAGAAAGTATCCTCGTCTGATTAGCCCACGATTCACTAGTTCTAGAGAAGTCACCGGATGCAGCTGATAATTGTTGCTGTACAAATGCAATCCTTAGTGCTACTTTCTCTTGTTCTGTCATAGAAGCTGTTGTCTTTGAGTACCCTTTAGATAAGGCAAATGCATCAAGAGCTGCTTGTGTCATTACAACACCTAACTCCTTTAATGATTCCGTTTCACCAGTAAATACTGACTTTAACTTTGTGTTCGCTTCATCTGACGATATGTTGTAAAATGATGATACATCACCTGCTAGTCCTGTTAATGCAGTAGACATGTCATATGATTGACTTTCAGTAAAACCAAATGCTTTTGCCATAGCACCATATGTTCCTACCATCTTTTTAGCCTGTATCTCGGTTAATCCGTAGCTTGTTAGTGCGGACTTTGCAAAACCGTCGACCTTATTTGCCATCGTAGTAAATACAACATCAACTACATTTTGTAACTCAGCTAAATCTGAACCTGCTTTTAAACTACTTGTAACAAAGCCTGCCATAGACATTGCCGCTTTTTGAGCCATGTTAGCTACTATGTTTCCTACTGCTATTGACATAGTATTGAATGACTTTGATGTTTTACTTTGGATGTTATTGACTTGCCTATCATAGTTCTTTGTGTTAAGAGACAAGCCTAATGAAATAGTACCGACGGTTGACAATATTAAGCACCTCCTTACTTTTATTTACTACCAAACATAGATGCAAATGATCTTTCCATATCCAAGAATGTGTTGTTTAAAGCCTCTTCATTCTTCAAAAGTTCTTTTGCTTGTTTGTTTCGCCACTTGTTTCTTATTGCATTCATTGTAGGTGTATAATTCTTAAGAGTATTTTTATCATTTTCTGATCTCATCTCTACTACTTTTCCTAAAGGGGTATCAGGTAATAAACCTGTTAGTAAAACTTTTACCTCTTTCCACTTTATAGTCTTTAGCTCTTTACGTATTCTTATCCCGTATTGTTGAGCTATGCTTGATTCGATAAGATCCCAGTCCTCATAAAAATCATACCACGTTTCACCTGGGTGTTGAATCGCTAGCATCTTGATTGTTTGACATGTTGTCGTTTATCGACTCCATTATAGCTGTATAAACTTTCATAGGATAGTTCTTTTTCATGAGTGCCTCTGCTTGATCTTTATCAAGTGTGGTTTCAAAGAACTCCTTGATGAATACTGGAAATGACATTTCATCTTTTCTTGCAGCCAGTGCGTCCAGCTCTATCATGGTGTTAAAACTATCATCAATTTCATATGTGTCTTCACCAACAATTATTTTAGCTTTTTCTTCTGATAAATATTTGGATAAATCGTATACGTTTGCCATCTTATTCCTCCTGAATAATAAAAAGGCACCAACATTTAGCTAGTGCCTTTGATTAATGTGTTACATCTTAAGGCGTAACTACTGCTGCTGTAAAGACTGGTTTTCCATCAGAAAGGATGTCAAACTCAAGTCCATCAATATTTGTAGTATCACCACCTGCTGGCTTTGTTACATTGAGAACACAATCAAAAGCAAGTGTTGCTCCAGATGGAAACTCCCAAATGAATTGTGATTCCGCATCAGGTCCAGTACTTAACATCATACCTGCAACATAGTCATTACCTATATCGCCATATTGTCTTTTACCTGACATACTAATTGTAAGTCCTTTACCTGTGATTGAATTTCTTACCCAACCACCTTCATCCATTGGGCTCCAACTTTCAACTGTTCCATCAATAGATGGGCTAAAGTTTTCCATGCCTCTGATAATTGTATCAGCAATACCAGTTCTACCTGCGATGTTAATGAAGAACTTGTTATTGTGGACAGGATAAACTTGTCCTTTAGCACTATCAGCAAAAAACTTAGGATTAATTTTCATTTTGTGCATATTCGTATTCCTCCTTATAATATTAAATATAATAATAGAAGTTTGCTCTAATAACCATTTCACAAACATTCTTATCATCTCTTCCAAGTGACCTAGGCGTACTATCTAACAATTGAATTGTTGCTATGCTTGCATCGCCTACTGTAAAGTTACATTCTTGCTCTAGCATCATGTTGTAAATAGCTATCGCTTTGTCGTTGCACTCTTTTTGATTCTGTGTCCACCTGACTTTTATCGTTACAGGTAGCATCCTCACTAATGTGCAAGCAATTCCTCCTAGAGATAATCCATCACCGCCTCTTGAATCAGGTGCAAGGAAAATACCAATGCTTTGTTCTACATTACTATCAATAGCACCATTCTTTAACAGCAATTCGTCATCAGGAAATTTACTTACCATATATTCATACACTGAATAAGTTCCCATTGTAATCATATTAATCCTCCTGCTGATTCTTTGTAGAAGTATTCAAACAACTTACTTGCTCTATCTTTGTTAGATCCTGTTAACCAATCCTCCCACCACTCACCTTTCGCATTTACATTAAACTCATGATTAAAGTTGTATTGTGGGTTGTAATAAAGACGTTCTGCATAAGGACCTTCTGTAGTTATTTTTACAGTTCCCAAGGCTACTGCTCTTTCATCTACATCTGTAAACGTGTTTTGTAACGTTCCTTCGTACATTGGTATTTCTTGTGAATCAATCTTTTCTGCTAATATCTTAGCTGCTGTTTTTCTCATTGCTGTATATTGTGCCAGCTTAATTTTTGCCAAAGCACCTTTATTCATAACTACTGTAACAGCCATTAAATCAACTCCAATACAATATGATTCAGTGTGCTATCAGGGTTCCTAAGTTTAGTGCAACCAACTATTTCATACCTAGTTGTACCACTTGTAACAAAGCCTGTGACCTTCTCAGGGAAGTCGTTTAAATGATTGAAAGTAAATACCTTTTGTTTGGCTGTTACCTTCTTGCCTTCAGTTGTATAAGTTACAAAATTACTATCTTCAAATCTAACATCTGTGTTGAATGAGTTATGAGCCACATTTGATCCGTTCTTATCAGTATTCGAAGATGTTAAGTCAATCTTGACACTAGTTTTTGTTAACCCGGGTAAGCCACTTAGCTTCATTACATCACCTCATTCCTTTGTATAGCAAATATTGACTATTTAGATACATAGTAGATAATCTGCATAGCCTGTTTTGGGCAATATCATTAGTTGCATATGTTACAGATAACGATCCCAAACTATAACTAGAAACGTTATTGTCTGCCACAGCACTTACTTCCCTATCTATCCAATCTTGAACTTGAGCGCATATAGCAAGTTTTACAACCTCTACATGACTTTCATTTGTTGGATCATAGTTCCGTTTTGTCTTAATAGTTATGATCTCAGATGCCCTTGAGATTAAAACAGCTACATTTTCAGGGTTTTCTTTACCTGTAAATAATGCAACATCTGGTGAAGTTACAATGTCTATAAACATTTTACACCTCCTACAATGTTGCTAATGCATTAAGCTGTGCAATGTATGCTTCTTTGGAAAGCTTTTGCTCAACTGTTAAGCCTTTTTCAATACACAATTTATATAAGTCTATTGCTTTTAGTGTTGAATAATCAACTGCCTCTGGCAACACTGGCTCTTGTGCTGGTTCTGCTTTTTGTTCCTGAATTGGTTCTTGAACTAGCTCTTGTGTTTGTGTTGGTAATACTTCTTCCATTTCTTGTGGCAAGAACTTAGCTATACCATTTTTGATCCATCTATCTGCAAAGTCTGAAGGAATATCAACTTCTTCTCCCACTTTTTTAAAGCCTTTGTATGCTGTACTTACTAACATTA